GCTATAAGCAGGATAGCTCACTGATAACCCCCCGGATTGCTCCGGGCATGTCTGAATCAAGACATGCATATCAGTGGCATGGGTTTGCTCTCCATTCAAAGAGCGGGTCCCAAGTGGCCTCCGTGAGGAAACCAAGCACAAATGTGCGACGATTCTTGGCTTGAGCGTGGAAAGTTGAAATCTCGAGCCGCCTATAAGGCGGGAGAAGTCACTCTCTCCAGACTAAGTCTCGCTTTTGGTGTGTTGACACCTCACCAAGAGCAGCCAGATATACTTCAGCGCTAAGAATCTTAAACACTGAAGTCTAAGTCACTATATTTAATAATATGCTAGAACTTCAAAGAGTGACTCTTTGAGTTGCTAACACTTACTTTCTTCCTCTCCCCACAGATCTCCTATCTGATTCTATGCTTCGGTTTTGGAAGCAATGAAACAGACTGGAATCTAGAGGGAAGGTCGCTATGGCTGAACATATAAAGTTACAGCGGCTAGCGGTGACTAAGTATCTGGCCGGGGAAGCACTAAGCCTTCCTGGAATCCTTCAAGATTCGGACCACTTACCCGTCGTATTATCGAGGGGCTTGCGTCTCCGAATAAAAGAAGGAGACCAATGGGCTATAAGGTGATCGTTAACTCTGTTATCGATCTCCCGTGTGCTTCTCGGTGGTAAAGCGGTCGACTTCTCGACTATAACGGAACCTAGCACAGGAAATCACTGAGAAATCAGCGATTTCGAAATGGTTCAGTTCCATAAGGCGATAGGTCGACCCAAGCTTAACTACCTCTGAAATGAGTATCACTGGTCTACTAAGGCCGGTCCTAACGGACCAGGTCTGCAAGGAGCACTGGCGGACTTAAGAGGTATCAAAGACTCTAACTTATTAGATAGTCTAAGAACCTTTTATCCACCAGAAGCTCCTATATGGCGTCTGTTAAGCGCCATATCGACGCCTCTTTACTCGCTTTCTGAGGCATACTTCAAAGTCTCTTATAAGAGGCTAAGGAAGTTGTCAGTCAAGGACGATAAAGAGACGAAGAGCAGAGTCTTCGCGATACTTGATTATTGGTCACAGTCAGCACTGAGAACTTTACACAAGAGCCTTTATAAGCAATTGAGTAGACTTCCAGGTGACTGTACCTTTAACCAAACACGCCTAACCAGCGTGTTCGCGAAGGACCTTAGTAGACCTTCAAAATTCTACAGCTTCGACCTGTCGGCAGCAACAGATAGATTCCCTCTTGAAATTCAGGAGCGTCTCTTATCGTTACTGACGAACAGAGAAGTTGCAGAAAGTTGAAAGCAAATCATGATCTCAGAGAGTTTCTGACACCAAGGAAAACCATATAAATATAATTGTGGTCAACCGATGGGTGCCTACTCATCTTGAGCCATGTTTGCACTGTGTCACCACATGGTAGTTTATATAGCAGGTTTACGTTCTGGGCTTAAGCCTAAAGCGATTAAACGTTGCTACATGCTACTGGGTGACGACATAGTAATACATCATGACGAGGTAGCTCGTCAGTACAGAAACATAATTTCTTCTCTCGGTGTAGAGATATCTAAAGTTAAAACTCATATAAGCTGTGACAGCTTTGAGTTTGCTAAAAGATGATTCTCTTCCGGAGTTGAAGTTTCACCGTTCCCAATAGCGGGTATCCTCGAAACTTCGAAGTCATGACCATTGCTGGTCGAGCTTCTTAGTCACGAGGTACCTTCTAGAGGTTACGACTCTGTGCTTGACTTGGGAGCCCGGTTGGAATCCCTGAAGACAATGTATACCCACAATCGTTTAGGAGAACAAATCCTAAAACGAATACAGATATACTTGTCTCTCCCCTGTTGATATACTGACGAAAGTAAAGCAATCCAAGCTTTAAAAGCTTGGCATTCTTTAGTTAAGTCACGTATTCCTTTCTCTTCACTCACCATTTTAAGGACCGCAACCTTGGCGGCCCAAACTATAGTGAGAAGAGAAATCGGGGCAGGGATTAAGAGAGTCCAAAACGATTACTTTGAATTATTTCAAAAAGTATTCGCATTTGACCCTCGGGACGGTTCCAACCACTTACCGCTGACCGACTCTAACCTAGACCCGTATGACATCCCTATGCTATCAGTTCTTCGTCA